TTATTTTCTATATATTAAGTATAAAAAGAATAGTTAAAATGAACGGTGATGCTAATTATACTTTTGATTTATGGGAAGCACTTGTCCGATTACTTAAATATGCTATAGAAGCTTTATTTGTTGCTTTAGCTGCATATGCTTTACCAAAACAAAAACTTCAATTTAATGAAATATGGATGATTGCTTTAACTGCTGCATGTGTATTCTCAATATTCGATCTATTATCTCCATCTATATCAGCTGGTGCTAGACAAGGTGTTGGTTTAGGTGCTGGTTTCCGATTAGTTGGTTTCCCTGGTTAAAGTGATGGAATGATTGGATAATTTAATTCTTCACATATTTTTTTCCATATTTGATCTTGAGCATATAATTTTTCCCTACTTTTTAATAAAGGAAAAAATTTAAGATATTCATTAAGACCAAGTATTTGAAAGAATTTATAAAGAACATAACTATATGATAAGAAATTTTTTCTATCTTTAGGACAATGTTTTAAAAATGGTGCTTGTATATCTCTAAACATAGAACAAAGTTTTTCTTCTAATTCTGCTGAAAATTGTGGTGTAGGTATTCCATTAATTCTATTAATTATATAATTAATATGTTCATAATATTTATTAATTCTAAGTCTTTTAAGAATTTCACGCATTTTATTATAAGTGATTTTTCGTGTATCAATTATCTTTTCTTTTTTAATTTCATTTAAAATCTTTTCAAATATTTCATTTGGTATATCTGTACTCTCTTTTCCTTGAACTTGATTACACCATTCCCTAAAATGATTAATTCGTTTATAACTAAAATGTGATGTATCTTTTGTATTTTGTTTTAATATAGGTCTATTTTGTTCTACTAATAAAGGTTCTTGATATCCGCATATATCACATATCATTATTGCATCGTGTTGTAAACAGGTTAATGGATTTTTACAATTTCTACATAATTCGCGATTATCAAAATCAATCTTAGATATATGATTTGTATTTGTTATAGATAAATATTTATCAACTAATGTACTTTTTTCAACAGTTTTAATATCATCTTCTTCTGCTACTTCATATAAATTTTCATCTTTATTAATTTGCAAATTAAATGATTCAATTATTGATTTATTTTTAAATTTTACGTTTTTATTAATGGAATTATTATTTGATTGTTTTTCAATCATATCATAATAATTAAATAAAATATAACTTGTATTTTCATAATATTCTATTTCATTAAAATTTTTAATATCTTTCAATTCCTCTTTAATTTTAATTATTTCTTCCTTTATTTTTATATTACTATTCCATAATTCATTATAATAATTTTCATTTGCTAATCCATCATTATTATAATTAATTATTTGAGAATTTAATAAATTAGCTATATTTTCTAAATTTTTAATCTTATTTATATTATTTTTTTCTTCTGTATTTTTACTAGAATAAAGATTTATTATTTTATTATGCATTGCATCTAATGTAGATAATTCTTTATTCGTATGAATTCGCTTTTTTGCTGTTTTATCTTTAAACATCTTTTAAATGTTACTATAAATTATAGTTTTTTAAATATGCTTATATAGTTAAAAATAATTTCTCCTATTATAGTATAAAGAATATAGCATAAATGGGTGGTGGTCTTCTTCAACTTGTCGCTTATGGAGCTCAGGATGTTTATTTAACTGGTAATCCCCAAATTACTTTCTTTGGAAGCCATACAACAAACTTTTTCAGGTGTAGCTGATTTTGGTAATTCTGTAACTTGTCAAATATCTCGTAATGGTGATTTAATAAATCGTGCTTATCTTGAAGTAACTTTACCTACACTTACTAATGGTGATAAATATGTTAATTATGTAGGACTTCGTTTATTACGTTCAGTTTCAATAGAAATTGGTGGACAACAAATAGATAAACATTATTCTGATTGGTTATATATATGGAATGAACTTTCACTTCCTATTGGTAAACGTTTTGCTTGGGAACGAATGGTTGGTGCTGATAATGATATAACTACTAGTGATACACCTTATACTTTAAATATACCTCTTGAATTCTGGTTCTGTCGTCAAATTGGTTTAGCTCTTCCATTAATTGCTCTTCAATATCATGAAGTTAAACTTAAGATTGAATTTGAAACATTTAAGAATTGTGCTTTTGGTGCTAATGGTGTTGATCCAACTGGTCCTAAATCATTATCAAAAGCTAATTTATGGGTTGATTATATATTCTTAGATACTGATGAACGTCGAAAATTTGCGCAATTATCTCATGAATATTTAATAGAACAATTACAATTTACTGGTTCTGAATCAATTTCAAGTGGTGCTTCTTCACGTGTTAAATTAAATTTTAATCATCCTTGCAAAGAGTTAATATGGGTTGCTAAATATGCTGGTACTGGCGCTACTCGTCATCATTGGTATAATTATACTGTAAAAGCAGATGGTTCATTTTTAGGAGCTGGTGAATTTCCAGGAACTAAAACTATAGGTTCTGCTGATAGTTTTGAATTAGCTGGTGGTAGTAATGTATTTGCATTATCTGGATTAAGTGGTACAGGTGATTATTTAAAGAAAGTTGTTCTTAATACTGAACCTGGATTACATCCTAATGCAACTAATCCATTTGATACTTGTTTATTACAATTAAATGGAAATGATCGTTTTGCACAACGCCACGGTTCATATTTCAATTATGTTCAACCATTCCAACATCATACTAATATTCCTGAAAATGCTGGTATTAATGTTTATTCATTTGCTATAAAACCTGAAGAACATCAACCTTCTGGAACTTTAAATATGTCTCGTATAGATACAGCTGTATTATCTGTTACTACTAAATCAGCAACATCAACTATAACAGGTGATCTTAATGTTTATGCTACTAATTATAATGTACTTCGCATTCTTTCTGGAATGGGTGGTTTAGCATACTCTAATTAGATTTTAATTATTCTTTTTTTTTAACTTAACTGATGAAATTTATTGTAAATATTTTGGTCTTCGTGTTATTAATTATGTTGAAATAGAAATTGGAGGTCAACGTATAGATAAACATTATTCACATTGGTTATATATATGGAATGAATTAACATTACCTGTCAGCAAACGCGAAGGTTATAATGATATGGTTGGTGCTTATGGTGGAAAAGTTAATGATGTTGATGCTGCTAAATCTTCTATTAATAAAACTTTATATGTTCCTTTAGAATTTTGGTTCTGTCGTAATGTTGGTTTAGCTCTTCCATTAATAGCTCTTCAATATCATGAAGTAAAAATAAATATCAATTTTGAAACTCAAGATAAATGTGAATTAGATACTAAAGCAATTGCAAATGGAAGTAGTGGTATACCTTCATTCACTGCTTCATTATGGGTTGATTATATTTTCTTAGATACTGATGAACGTCGAAAATTCGCGCAATTATCTCATGAATATTTAATAGAACAATTACAATTTACAGGTCAAGAAGCTGTAAGTAGCAAAAGTGTTCGATCTAAATTAAATTTCAATCATCCTTGTAAAGAATTAGTATGGTTTTTAACAAATTCTGATTGTAATAAAGATAACTGGTTTAATTATACAACAAAGAAAAATTCAATAGTTACTGCTGATAAAACTTCTGATAAATATAGAGAAAAATTAATGTATGATGGTTGTAAAGGAAATGATAATGAAGTTCAATATCCTTCTAATCCAGTTCAAAAAGCTAAATTAATATTAAATGGTAATGATCGTTTTGCTGAACGCGATGGAATGTATTTTAATGTAGTTCAACCATATCAACATCACGAGAATATACCAACTAATGCTGGTATTAATGTTTATTCATTTGCTTTAACTCCTGAAGACCATCAACCATCTGGAACTCTTAATATGTCTCGTATAGATACTGCTATATTAACAATGGATGTTTATGATAAAGCAACTTCATATGAATCAGCTAAATCATCATTATATGTTTATGCTACTAATTATAATGTACTTCGCATTCTTTCTGGAATGGGTGGTTTAGCATACTCTAATTAGATTTTAATTATTCTTTTTTTTTCTCCTATTATAGTATAAAGAATATAGCATAAATGGTTTAATAAATCGTGTTTATTTACGTGCAACTTTTACAAATGATTCTGCAACTGCAACTCCAAGTAATGCTACAACTGAAGATAATGGTGTTGCTTTAGTTCCATATTTTGGTCTTAAATTATTAAAATCAATTGAACTTGAAATTGGAGGTCAACGAATTGATAAGCATTATGCTGAATGGTTATATATATGGAATGAACTTTCATTACCTGCAGGCAAACGCGATGGTTATTATTTAATGGTTGGTGGTGATAAATACAATCATTCTATTTACTTATCTGCTAAAAAATCATATACTGTATATGTTCCTTTAGAATTCTGGTTCTGTAGAAATGTTGGTTTAGCTCTTCCATTAATAGCACTTCAATATCATGAAGTTAAAATTAATATAGATTTTGAATCTAAATCTAATCTTGTAGATACAGGTGCTAATTATTCAAACCGTGGTTTTAATATGATCGCATCAGATAAAACAGCTTTAATAATAACTGGTAAGCTTAATAGTACATTAACTTCTTCAAATGTTAATAACTTATTATTATCTGATGTTGCTTTATGGGTTGATTATATTTTCTTAGATACTGATGAACGCCGACGATTTGCGCAATTATCACACGAATATTTAATAGAACAACTTCAATTTACTGGTAGTGACACTATTTCAACTGCAGGAAATACTAAAAGTATTCGAATGAATTTTAATCATCCTTGCAAAGAATTAGTATGGTATATTAAACCAAATTCTGAACCAAATGCTACTTATTGGAATAATTTTACTGATCGTGTAACAGATAATAATGTATGGTTAGGTAAAAATCCAGTAACTGAAGCTAAAATACAATTAAATGGCAATGATCGCTTTACTGAACGAAGTGGTGAATATTTCAATTTAGTTCAACCATATCAACATCATGAAAATAGTCCTAATGAATATCATACTGGTATTAATGTTTATTCATTTGCTATAAAACCTGAAGGACATCAACCATCGGGAACTCTTAATATGTCTCGTATAGATACAGCTGTATTATCTGTAAAATCATCACAACCTGGTAGTATTTATATCTATACTACTAATTATAATGTTCTTCGTATTCTTTCAGGTATGGGTGGTCTTGCTTATTCTAATTAAAACAACATTTAATTGTTCCAATTCCACTTTCAATTTCTTCTTTTTTTCTTTTACTATTCATAGATATTCGCAATAGTTCAATCTCTCTTTCTGTTGCTAATTTTTGAAGTTTAATATCATGATTTACTTTAATTTTATTAAATTTAATTATATCTTCATTTCTTATATTTTCAAAAACACTAATTTCTTTAATATCTCTATTATAATCTTCAATAGTTTCTTTTAATTTATCATATAATTCATCTGATAATGTATTATTCATCTTAAAAAATTTAATTAATTCTTTTTGTTTATCATATAAAGTTTTATAATTAAATAATGTATCGTG